AGAGAAAACTGGGATGTCTATGAGTATGTCTATTGAGAAGATGATGAGAGAAAAAATTAGGTACGATGATATAAAAAAAGCTGAGAGAGAAGAAAAAAGGGAGACTTTGATGAACCAAGGTACGGTTGAAACATTTTAGTTTTGACAAGAAAATAAACAAGGCGTAAAATTATGGTATGAAAATATCTAAAAGAGGAGCTACTATGCAACAAATAGCTTACGCTAGGAGAGCGTGGGGTGGGAGGGCTGATTCTAAGAAACAGATTGCTTTGGATGTTGGATATTCACCGTCTGTGGCTGATTCACCTAAATCGAAGATTGAAGACCATAAAGGGTTTAATAATGCAATGGCGGTTCTCGCTGCGGAATCAAATAACCTGGCACTTTCAATCATGCACGAGTTTAAAAGTAGGGGGGTACAGGACTTTTCGAATAAGGATTTGGTAGGTGCACTCAATGCTATTGGTGGTGCGTGGACGAGGTTTAATAATGGACTCAGGGAGGAAAATCACCCAGTGGATAATGGGAAGAATAGGCTTAAGACTATTGTGTTACAAAGGATTGAAAATCAAACACTTAACACAGGGAGTATTAGAGAGGTAGAAAAGATTGAGGATAATAACAAAAACGAAAACGAAAACGAAAACGAAAACGAAGAAATGACACAGGAAGAGTTGGATGATTTGTTGGATTTTTAATAGTTAACACAACGAAATGGCTAATGCGGTTAGTGAACACAATGAAAGGATAACTAACCTTTTAATTGATAATCCTGACCTTATAAAGAATAAGAGGTGGAGGATGGATAATCTGTATTTTATTATTACCAAAGACGGTAAAAAGGAACCGTTTGCGATGAACCGGGCACAGTTGCATTTTTTTGAAAACTTCTTATCAAAACCAGGGTCTATTTATCATAGGCATATTATACTTAAAAGTAGGCAACTGGGTTTTACTACGTTTATTGATATATTTATCCTTGATGAGATTTTATTTAATACAAATAAGGAGGGGTTGATTATTGCACACAAGGTTCAAGATGCTACGGAGATTTTTGATAAGAAGATTGATTTTGCTATAAGAAACATGGCACCAGATGTAAAAGGTGCTTTTTTTAAGATTAACCATAATAGTTCAAGAAAGATTCAGGTAGTGGTTGATTATGGACCAGAAAGCGGGTCTACGAGTTCTATTGCTGTAGCTGTATCTGGTCGTTCCGGAACATACCACCTAGTTCATATTTCCGAGTTTGCTAAAATGTGTGTAGATTTTGCGAAGAGAGCTAGTGAGGTAGAGACGGGAACATTCCCAGCGGTTCCGTTTGATGGGTTTATTTTTATTGAAAGCACAGCGGAAGGTATGGCAGGGAGGTTTTATGAGATATTTAATGAGAATTGGAATAGTCGAGAAAAAATTACTCCGTTATTATCTCAAGTACAGTTTCTTCCACATTTCTACAACTGGCAATACGATGATATGGAAATGAAGAAAATTCACGAGAATATACCGGTAGATAAGATGGAGGAGTGTGAGATTGATTGGAGAGAATATCAAAATGAGTACAACTTAACAGATAAGGAAATTACTTATTATTACATGAAATGGCTGCAGTTTGGTGGTAGAAATGGTACGGAAGCAGTAAAAAAGTTGAAGCAGGAATACCCAACAACAGCTGAAGAAGCATTTCTTTCTACAGGTCAGTCTTATTTTCCACTTGCAAAAGTTGCATCATTACTTAACCAAACAAAACCAGGGATTAAGGGAGAATTAATAAACGATGATAATGGAATACCGGAATTTCAACCACACTCTGCAGGGAGGTTGGAGATATTTAATAAACCTGAAGTGGGAACTAAATATATAATCGGAGGAGACACAGCTGAAGGATTAGCACACGGGGATGCACAGGTGTTGTATGTAATAAATCACAAGACAGAAAATTGTGATGCGGTTTATAGGTCTCAGGTCCCACCTGATGAACTGGCTATTGACGCTTATAACCTCGGTAAATACTATAACTGGGCTTTGCTTGGAATTGAAAGTAACAAGGATGGGCTTTGGGTTAATGATTCACTGGAAAAAAGTGGGTATGTAAATTTGTATTATAGAAAAGTATTTGATGATATCACTCAGAAAGTAACAAGATTTTTTGGTTGGAAAACAACATCTGCAACAAGACCATTTGCATTAACTTCTTTGAAGGCAGCTTTTCTTAGAAAAAACGAAGGTTTTCCAGCTGCACTTTTAAATGAAATGTTTACTTTTATAAGAAATATAAAAGGAAAAGCTGAAGCTATGGATAAGAAACATGATGATGTGATTATGGCTGCAGCTATTGGATATGCGGTATTACAAGAACAGGGGAAATATGTCGATACAACCTCTGGAGGTGAAGGGTTTAGTCACCTTAAAGCAATTTTTGGAGAAGAGCCAAACAAAATGTATGGCACGGGTAATTAAAGCATTACAACAAAACGCAGAATGGGGAGAGAATAGACCAGCTCACAGGGAGCACCGAAGTAAACGAGGTAGAAATAAAATGTGGAAGATAAAAAGTGAAGCCTTTTTGAAATATAAAAGAAAAAAGATGGACATGCTTCTTGATGAGGAATATAATTAAGTAAACATTGTTCTTTGAAAGGAACAAATATGAAAAACTGTATCTTTTGCAAGAAAGAAATTGCTGAAGAATATATCACTCTTGAAAGAGAGGGAAAGGAAATCTATGTCCACAAAAAAGACTGCTTCCAACACTTAAAAGTATTGGAGGAAGCAATCATGTATGCAAACGAGTTAAACAGAATCATTGAAGCTCATAATGCTAACAATTTCAAAGGAGCAAAATATGAGACGGATTTCTGGTGGAAAGATGACACTGAGTGAAATTACTAATGAAGTTATTTTCTACATCAATCAAGGTGTAGAGAATATTGTCATTCAAGTCTCTAGGGACAAGAATGGTTGCTTCTATACCAAAATCTTCGTTGGAGGAAAAGATGAGCAGCTTACTGATGGGAATCTGTCCTTGCTGTCTAAACTATCGTAAATTGACTTACATACGATTTGGGAATATGTTAAACTTACCAAACAATGTTAATAAAATTTGGTAAAAAACTACCCGTATTTGGTGGAAAATGGATTCCAGCAATTTGGGAATGTGATATATGCAAAAAACATTTCCAAGTTTCTAATGGTAGAGCCAGAGAATCCTATAAAAAACAACAAAGCAAGTTTTGTTCGGATAGGTGCCGCCTTAAACATCAACAAACTTGGGGGGTAGAAAGACTTAAACAATGGTCAAAAAAAGTTGGTAAATTTGCTCATTATGAAAATGGGACAGGGTTAACCACTGATGGTTATGTCTGGATTTACAAACCAAATTTAGGTTATTTTCACAATCAAGTGAAACTACACCGATATTTAATGGAACGGAAAATCGGAAGGCGATTAAAACCAACCGAAATTGTCCACCACTTGAATTTTGATAAATTAGATAATCGTATAGAAAATCTAATTATTGTATCAAGAAAAGAACACAACAAGATTCACCAAAGTATGAAAGGAAAAGACAAATGTCCCAACCTTTGTTCGGAATATGCCCTGCTTGTCTGAATTATAGGAAACTAACAATTCACCACATCTTTAAAAAGGCTGTTTATGGAAGAACTCATAACAATTCAACCATTACTCTTTGCAGTAAATGTCACGAAGCACTAGAAAGAGTAATATCTGTCAGACCCTGTAAACGAGAGTGTGTTGATATACTCACTTACATTCTAGGAGCATCTACCGTGAGGGGGTGACCATGAAGAAATACAAAGTTGTATTCAAATGTCTCAGACCTGGATTACTTGGGACCTGTAACTATAGGAAAAGGGTAATTACTATTGACCTGAAGCAAGATATTCATAGTCCTATCTATGTCTATCTTCATGAAATGTATCACCTCCTAAATCCAGTAATGCTGGAAGATGAGGTGACCGCAAGAGCGTGGCTTCAATACCATAAAATGACCCAACAAGAACGGCTGAAGTTTTACAGAAAGCTGTTTAGACGGAGGGGTGATGGGTAAAGGTTATCAATACAAAGTACTCTGCACTAAATGTCATAAAGTAATGACCATTTATGAGGTCTTTTTCACCAAAGGCGTGGAAATCAGTTTCTTCGTTCTCTGCATACCTTGCGGAATTGACGAGGAGAGAGTTATAGACTTTCTTGATATCCAAGCAGGAATACGCAAAGGTGAGGGTGTAACTGTATTGAAAGGCACAGGTACCGTTCAATGACTGTTAAATTGGTAAAAATCCTAAACAAGTTGGGATTAAATGAAGATGATGCTGCGATTGCTCTGAAATCTTTAAAACAAGGACGGAGACCAAAAAAAGCCACTACGATAAATATATCTGATGAGAAATTTTCATTCGGATATTTCGCTGATGCTCACATTGGTCACGAGCAATTTCAACCCAAATTATTTGAGTACATGGTTGGGTTCTTTAAAGATAAGAAACCTGACTTTATTCTCAATGCGGGAGACAACCTTGAGGGTATGTCTGGTAGACCTGGGCATATCTATGAACTCAATCGTGTTGGATTAAAGCAGCAGCTTGGCTATGCCATCGAGCTTTTTAAAAAGCTTGACAATTTTGACCATTATGGTATAGATGGAAACCATGACGGTTGGTACTTCATTAAAGGAGACGGGGGGGTTGTAGTGGGGGAGGAACTTGAGAAGTCTCTCAAAAACTACCATTTTCTCGGTCAAAGTGAAGGCGATATCGTCATCAACAAGATAAAAATCAAAATATTTCATGCAAATGATGGGACTGCTTATGCAAATTCCTATAAATTGCAGAAATATATCGAATCGTTGTCCGGTGGTATGAAACCGCACATAGTTTTATCTGGTCACTATCACAAAGCTTTGTACATGTTTACCCGTGGTGTCCATGGGTTAGAATGTGGAACTCTTTGTGGTCAGACTCCATTTATGAGAGGTAAGAAGATTGCCGCTATGATGGGGTTTGGTTTTATCACTGTTTATACAAATAAACGGGGAGTTGAGAGATTTATTCATGAATTTGTTCCTTGGTACGAAGTTTAGTTTTAATATAATTGGGGGTAATTAAAAGTTACCCCCTCAATATTTAATATGAATAAAAAAAGAGAGGCTCATTTAAAGAAAATTAAAAAGATTCTAAATGAAAAGATAGAAAAAAAATACAGATTGGGTGCAGAGAGCCATAAAGAAGATATGATGGAGAAAGAAGATTTGCTAGATGAGGCTCTTGATGAGCTTTTAGACTGCTTTACCTATGTTATTACAGAATTAATGAGACAAAAAAGGGTTCGATAGAACTTTTTATCACCCTTTTTACTTGCCATTAGAAAAAAACAGGTATAAAAT